CTCGACCCGGTGCACGCTGGCCGGCGCCGGCGCCTGAGACTGGGCAGCACGCGCCGCGGACTTCCTGGCCTCGTCGGCAGCGCGCTGCTTGGCACGATCGAAGGCGCCGCTGTACTCGGTGAGATAGCCCTCGGTGGAGATCACGCCAACGCTGAGCAGCTTGTTCTTCAGCGCCGCCATTTCCTCCTGCAGCGCTTCCCCGAACGACGCCGCAAACGCCTTGACCGCGGGGCCAGAGAGACCCAGCGAACGGCCGATCTGCTCGTGGTCGATCGACTGCGTGCTGACTGCACGGCTGACCAGGCCGGCGGCCTGATCAGCTTTTGACAGGGTATTTTTTGAGTAGTAATCCAATATCTCGGAAGCCGTGAAGTTGAGTGCCCGCAACTCCTCGGGGGATTTCAGGTCCTCTTGCTTTCCTAGACTGACAGTCCCCGAGACGCCTCCTCCTGGGCGGTTGACCTGGCCCTCAAATGTCCCTGTCAGCCTTCCTTGCCGGTCGGCCGCGTCCTTCAGCCGCAGCACCTTGCCGGTGGCCCGGTCAGCCGACTCCCCCAGCGAATCGATCTCGCCGCTCGCCTGGTGAAAGTTGCCGCCCATCCTGCCCGCCTGGTCACCGGCCTGCATTGCTGCATCTGCCAATTCGCGCAGCCGCTTGGCGGATTCGGCCGCGATCTCGGCTTCCACCTTCTTGACCTGCGCGCCAGCCTCCAACGCCTTCAGCTCCGCTTCCTTGGCAGCCGTCAATTCCCCCGCGGCCTGCAACTCCGTGCGCTTGGCCTGGACAGCGGCCAGGGCGGCGTCGGCTTCCAGATTCTTCGCCTTGGCGACCAGTTCCGCGAGCTTGATCTCCAGGCGCTTCATCTCGAGCAACGCCTGCAGCGCGCCGCGCTCATCGCCGCGAACCCGTGCCACCTCGAGAATCGTGCGCTGCTGCTCGATCGCCAGGCGAACGGCGGCCTGGTCAACGGATAACTGCGCCTGCTTGACAGACGCATTGCGCTCGATGGCTTTGGTCTGATCCTCCAGCGCATCGCGATAGATCGCGCCGGCTTCAGCCTCGGCAATCTGTGCAGCAGCCAGAGCGGTGCTGACGTCCTTGCCCGCTGCCTGTTGCGCAACGAGCGTCGCCAGCGCCTGCTGCGCGGCGGCATAGGCGGCTGCCAACTCGCCCACCCGCTGGCTGTTGTCGCCGTAGGCAATCGCCTGCTTTTCCGCCAGCGCCGCGGCAACCTCGGCGGAGAGCGCGTGCCCACGGGCGGCGTCGGCCTCGGCGCGGCGCTTATTGACCAGGTCCTGCAGCGTATCGATCTGCTTCTGCTCGGCTTCGGTCGCTTTGCCGCGGGTCGCCACTTCCGCCCGCAGCCCGGCCAGGTGCCTTTCGGACAGCGTCAGATCCGCACGGCGCTGGTCGCCCAAACGTCGCGACGCGTCGGCATCGGCCCGGGTCGCTTCCTGCTTGGCCAACAACTGCTGCCGTTCGGTCCCCAGCGCGGTCGCCAGGCTGAGCGACGCAGCACCTTCGGCCTGGCGCGCCTCGGCGATGGCCTTCGATTGATCGACCAGCTTACCGCTGGATTTCTCCAACTCGTTGTAGGCGACGTTGAGTCGCGTGATCGCGGCGCCGACGTTGGCCGCTTCTGCTCCCTGCTTCGAGGTCGCAGAGGCCGCCTCTCGCACCGAGCGAAGCGACTTGAGCGCGGCCTTGTCGGTTTCGTCGAAAGAGTCTGCCAGCACCCGGTTATGCAGTGCTGCCTGCAGAATCGTATTCTTGGCCTCCTTCCCAATTTCGGCCATTTCCTCCTTGAATGCCTTGCTGAACCCTTTCAAGCTGATATCGCCGTTCTTCAGCGCAGCAAAGAAGACACCGATCCCCTTGCCGAGCGCCACGACTCCAGCAGACGTCGACACCACCGCCGCCTCGAGCGTATCGAGGGTGCCCTTGAGCGCAGTGACCACGCCGGCATCGCCAATCGTCTTGAACGTATCGGCGACGGCGTTCTTGAAGTGATCCCACTTCTGGGACAGCGTTTCGGCCTGCTTGCCCGCCTCAGACGTTGCGCCGTACAGTCCGTCCAGGCCCTTGGCCAGCGCCGGGAACAGTTGCTCGGCGGTGAGCTGCCCGGCCTCGACCAGCTCGATCAACTGCGCCGTGGTGATGCCAAACCCGGACGCGACGGCGTTGAGCGCCCCCGGCAGGCGCTCCCCGAGCTGGCCACGCAGCTCCTCCATCGCCACGACGCCCTTGGATGCCATCTGCGAGAGTGCCAGCAGCGCGCCCTGGGTGTCGTCGGCCGACTTGCCGGCGACGCTCATTGCCCCGGCAACGGCCTCGAACACGGTCCGCGTGGCTTGCCCTTCGGCGCGCGTCCCCTTGGTCGCCGCCGTCAGGTCGGCGTAGGCCTTTCCGGCGGTCAGCAACGGCAAGCCAAGCCGGTCGGCCACGTCGTGTACGTAGGCCATTTCGGCGGCTGCCGCCTTGCTCGATCCGGTCACCGCGAGGAACGTCCGGTTCATGCTCTCGAGCTGCACGTTGACCGTCAGGAACTGGCGCGCCAGTTCGACGCCGCTGAATGCCAGACCCAGCTTGCCGAGCGTGGAGATCAGGCCATCGGTGCGCTTCGCCGCTGCGTCCGCCGCGCCGGATGCCCCGTTCAGCTCTTCGCGAAACTTCTTGATCTGTGCCTGGCCGGCGGCGAACGCCCGATCGAAATCCGCGCCGGAAACCTTGCTGCTGGAGGCCAGCTTGAGCAGCGCCTGATTGACCGCGAGGATGTCGGCCTCGATCTTGTCGGCGGAGCGGATATCGAGCTTGGCGAAGGCGCCATCCAGCCGCTCGGTGGTCGTCTGAACGCGCTTTTCCGCCTCGCCGATCTTGTCGATCGACTGCCCCATTGCGTCGACGTTGGCTTTGCCGGTGACGCCCGCGTCTACCTCGATTTGCAGCTTCAGATCATCCATTGGTCAGCGTGTCCAGCGTGTTCAGATGCAAAGCAGCGCCCCTCTCGGGGCGCCTTGGTCCAACCCCGGAAACCGGCCCGGCTTACGAGGTCAGCAGATCGACCTGGAAGGGTTCCGTTTTCCCGGCCGGCGTCTTCAGGCGGCCCTTCATGCTGATGTTGCCGAAGCCATCCGACAGGAAGTCGAACGGGCTATCAGGCGACAGCACCGCTTCCCATACCGTGCAGATCACCGGCAGCTGGTCGGCAAAGTTGACGCCGTCGAGCACGAACTCGGCGCGGGTTTGCGCCTGCGTTGCGCCGGCAATACGGGTTCCAGCGCTCGCGTTGTAGGTGCCGCTGACTTTGAGCGAGGCGCTGTTGGCAATGGCACCCGTCGACTTGATCCGCACCATGCCCAGGCGGTAGTTCACGTTGTAGTCCACATCGAGCACGTAGGTCGGCGTGCCCGAGGTGTGCTTGACCAGGAACCCGGCCACCTGGAAGTTGTTCTTGCTCAGCGACACCCACTTGTCGTGCACCGCTGGATGGCCACCGACTCGATCACCTGGCCGTAGGTCGTCTTCCCTTTCGAGGTCTGTTCCTTCAGCTCGGTATTGGCCTTGATCTCGAACTTGCTGCACTCGAATGGACCGGCGCGTCCGACCTTTAGGCCGGTGAGCGGGTCGGTGCGGTTGATGTACAGATCGCCGCCGCCGAGGAATGCGCGTGATGCCATGGTGTTGTCTCCTGATAGAAAGTTGTCGGTGCGTTAAACGACGTGCTGCGTCGCGAAGGCCAGCGGGAACAGCAGCGCGCCCGCCTGGAAGACCGGTGGCGGAGGCGTTTCGAGACTCAGCGGCGTATAGCCGGGCGGCGGCACCCAGTCGAGCAGCGTCCGCAGCACCGTCGTGGCCAGCGGCGCCGCCGCCAAGCGGGCCTGCCCACCGGCGATGGTGCTGGCCGCGCTCTTGACCGCCAGCACCACCAGCCAGCGGGTTTCCACCCGGGCCGCGCGGCGCTGCCGGTTCGATTCGATGACCCGATAGCCGTCGTAGATCACGAACGCGCAGGGCGTGGGCTTGCCGGCTTTTTCCAGGTCGTCAAAGTCGGCCATGCCGTAGACCTTGACCAGCTCCGGCAGCTTGCCCAGCTCGTCGATCAGCGGTTGTTCGAGGGCCAGCATCAGCGGTTTTCCCGCGAGAACAGCCGGGCGCCGGTATCGATCTGCACCAGGCCGGATGACGCTACGGACGGCGTCGCCAGGTCGAGCTTGATCGCCCCCGCCGCGATATCGCGCAGCCGTGCCACGGCATCCTTGTAGCGGTCGCGAACGGTCTCCGGCGCCGCGTCGGTGTAGAGCGCATAGCGCGCCAGGTCGCAGCACAGCCCGACCAGCAGGTCAGGCACCGGGTCCGGTAGCGGCAGTGCGTAGCGCGACGCCAGGTAGGCGTCGATCACCGCGCCCGCATAGGCGAGTTCGCGCGCCACCACGGCCGCATCGACCACCGCACCGTTGATACGGTCGGTCTGGTCGATCAGCTCCTGCTCGCCGAAGCGGCTGACCAGGTCGGCCTGCGTGGCGTAGGGCATGGCTACTCGGCTTCCTTGGTGCTGGCCGTACGCGGTTTCGCCGGTGCCTCGATGGCACCGACGGCCAGCAGCTGCGGCGCCTGCTTCTTGTCGTCCAGTTCGATCGGGTCGCCGGCGGCGTAAAGCTCGCCGTCGTGGTTGATCGTGGTCAGCGCTTGATACGTTTTCTTGGCCATGTGCTTCGTTCCAAAACTGCGGAGATTGGGCAAACGCCGCGGGCGATGATCTGCCTGCGGCGCAGTCTTTCGGTGCAGACCCGTTTCGCTCAGGCGACCGCGTTCTGGAACCAGTAGCCCAGATCGATCGCGCTAATGACTTCCTTGCACCGTTCGCCGGAGCGCACACGCTGCGATCCCATCAGGCCGATCTTCGGCTCGTCGATGTTGCCGGCCACCCGGGTTCCCGTTTCGGCGGTGAAGCCGAAGGTGACGCCGGCCTGCGGACCGGCCGCGCGGTCGCGGTACAGGAAGGCGGCGTGCTTGCCCCAGACACGGGCCATGGCGACGGTCTGCCCCTTCTTGGCGCTGTTCGCGAAGCCGGCGCCGACCAGCACCTCCTGGATCTCAAAGAAGTCGGCGAACTCTGCGCGCGTCACCTGGCCGGCGCCCTGGGCCGTGCCCTTGATCGCTTGCACCAGTTTCGGGTGCCGGCGGGTCTTGGTCCAGGCGGTCTGGCCAAACACGGCGATGTTCGGGCGCATCACCGGGATGTCGAGCGCGTCGGAGATCGCCGCCACGGGGTCCGAGTTGGTGCCGTCCGACCATTGCGAGGTGCCCGAGAGCGTCGCCTGGTTGCCGGCCGCGTAGCTGTTGGTGTTGAACACCAGGTTGGCGACGCGCTGCTCGCGGGCCAGATTGACCAGGTTGGTCAGGTACGCGACGGCCATGCCCAGCGGATCGATGCCCTGGTTGTCGTCGCTGATGTCTTCGTTCGGCACAATGTCGTCCAGGCCCCAATCGACGACCTTGTCGTTGACCTCGGTCGCCGAGAACTCGACTTCGTTCGGCGCCGACTTGCGACCCACCTTGGTGTCGGGAATCGTGAAGCCGTCCGCGAGGGCGTACTTGAGATACTTGAACTCGGCAGCGGTTGGCGTACGCGGCAGCACCTGGTCGGCGATCAGCGCGATGTCCGGATTCTTGTAGGCGATGGCGATCGCCGTCATCAGCGGGTTCATCGGGAACGGCCGCACGGCGCCGACTCCGACGAAAATGAGATCGGCAGCCGACGGGACGTGCCAGCCGACGGCATAGAGCGCGGCGATCAGCGCCCCGGCCAACAGGACCGGAAGGAAATGCTGCAGGCGAAGGTTCTTCATGGATGGGGCTCCTGGTATCGGTGGAAAGTAACGGTGCTTCGGGGAACAGATCGCGCCGGCGGGCTCTTACATCACGCTCGGGGCGATCAGCACCGGGGCGATGTCGCCGGCCGCGGTGGTGACCTGCGCAATGCC